CAAGGTGGTGTTGCACTCAACTGTTTGGCCAATAGAAAATTAAGGAGATTTTTTGATGATATATGGATTATGCCTTGTCCTGGTGATGCTGGCAGTAGCCTTGGCGCCGCAGCCCTTGTTTACAATAAGCGCATTAATTGGACTAATGCTTTTTTGGGCCATGACATACCTGGTAGGTATCCTGTTGATGCTGCCGTTGGTGGTCTCTTGCGTGATGGCATTGTTGGTGTGGCTAGCGGTCGCGCCGAATTCGGACCCAGAGCACTAGGAAATCGTAGCCTACTGGCTGACCCACGTATGCCCAGCATAAAAGATCAAGTAAATGCAATCAAGCGCAGACAAAAGTTTAGACCCTTTGCGCCAGTCATATTAGCTGAACTGGCTGATCAATACTTTGACATCAAGCCAGGCTGGCATACTCACAGTTATATGCAGTCAGTGGCTCATTGTCGCCAACCTGACGTTTACCCTGCCATATGTCATGTTGATGGCACCAGTAGAGTACAAACGGTGGCAGCGGATGGATCAGGAATAAGACAGTTGTTGGAAGCATGGTACGCCAAAACAGGTTGTCCCATGTTGCTGAACACCAGTTTGAACATACGTGGCGAGCCCATGGTCAATGATCGTGCAGACGCTGACCGTTTTGAAATGCTATATGGTGTAACAGTATACTCATGATCAAATCTACAAAAACTCGATATTGCAATGAATTTTGGTACCACAGTAATGATCTAATGATTGGTGCCAGCCTTGCTCGTTACGGAGAGTACAGTCAATGCGAAATTGATTTTATCCTGAGTTTTTTAACTGATAGTGCTGTGGTATATGATGTGGGAGCCAACATAGGATACCATACCACAGCATTTGCCACACGGGCCAAACGTGTGTATGCGTTTGAACCACATCCGGGTAACTATGCGTTGTTAGAAAAAAACACTGAAGAATTTGACAATGTGTTTTTAGGACAGTACGCAGTGAGTGACCGCAAGACAACCTGTTACATTTCAGATTATGATCCTGATCAGACAAGCAATTTTGGTGCTGTTAGTGTTGTTGCCCACACCACAGGAATTCCGGTTACTGCCATTGATTTAGATACTGCTGGACTGGACCCACCAGACTTTATCAAGATTGATGCGGAAGGACATGAACTACAGGTGTTGCAAGGTTGTGAGCAAATCATACAACAATATTGCCCTGTGGTATACTATGAAGCGCATGAATCACAGGACCTTAGAGACATATACTTGTTGTTGAGCGAAGATAGATATAGATTTTATTGGGCCCAAGTCAACAATTATAATCCTGCAAATTTTGCCAACAACACAGACAATGTATTTGGAGGTACAGCATTGATGAGTATATTGGCCTGGCCTCGTCACCTGGGCGAGTTGCCGATGACCCCTGTGTTAGGCGCCGACGATACTGCCAATAGATTTTATCTAGCTGGACATCCTTAGAGATAAGTCTCCAGGCCACCGCGACGTCGAATGTCTTGAGTGCAACAACTGATACCACCATCCCAAAAGTAACTGTGACGAAGTTCTGAGATGATGGGTTCTATCCGGTGCTTACGGCAATAGTCAAACACTTCTCGGTTGTATGCACTGAATATAACGTGAGACTCATCCAACACCAGGCAGTTGACATCAAAAACAGTTTCAGCAACAAATCCAATCCACTTGGTTAGATAAGTGTTCACAAAGTCTGTAAACTCAGGTGTGGGTGTTTGTCCTTGCACATACCACGCACCTGGGCTAGACTCATACTTGAACTTGCCAACTTCCATAGCAGCCCAGATACTACTATCCCATATTTTGCAAACGTCCCATCCTGGAAAGTCTGCAGCCAAGTTTAAATTTACGTCATGCTTGCTACTCAGCAACACTCCTGGCTTGAGTATGGCAAACACAGCATCGCCGTGTCCATCTGTGATTGCTTCGTGTATTCTATATTCGGGCCCTAGCACATTGTCCACAATCCAGCGAGTTTGATCTGGACGTAAAAAACCGCTATTGTCAAAGAACACATCACGACCCACACGCACAATGCAACTGGCACTGGCACCATTTAAAATACAATTCTCGTCCCACCCTGTGGGTCCATGTGGGTTGATAACTGAATTAGGTTGTACTGCTTCGTACTCAGCACATAATCCATCTAACTCTTGCATAGCTAGTACACGCAACAACTTATTACCTAGTGTGATCTGCCAGTCTCTTGGTGTGAGTGGCGGTAGTGGTGCACCTTCTCCACTTATTTGATTTTGTTGAAATTGGTGTTTGTTGGGAAGGTTGGGTCTTTGTACTCGCGCACCATAAGTCTCAATGGTTTTTTGCAAATTAGATAAATCTTCCTCAGTTTCATATAATATCTGTTGCAGTTGATTTCGCACTTGAGCATTTTCGATAAAGTCAAAATAGTCTGGTGTATATGCACGACCCACAATAACTTCTTCTAGTGGTTGCCAACTGGTATATGAGTTAATGGGATTCATTGATTTCCTTGATTAGGGTATTTAAACGGTCCTTCTTGCTGGCAAGAAATAACTGTTGGTTATGTTCTATATCTGCACGACACAGTTCAAACAGTTGTGGCAAATCTGGTTGAGTAAAAAAGATTGATCGAGTCAATGCCATCCAACGCTGTGTGGCATTGGGCTCAAGATCATAACTGTTGTCCAACACCGAATCAAACACACAATATCCCAGATCCCGCAACACTTGCAAACTGCCAGCAGGTCCTGCCACAAAAAACATTTGTCCATGCTTGATAGGTTTGAATGTTTTTTCGGTTAAAAATGCACCACTAGATTCAATATCAAAATGTGTTTCCATTACAATGTTGCAATAACTGTTGGCATGATACTTGGGTACTAGAGTTTTGTGATCATTGCGCTGGTCAAAATCTAACTCGTCGCTGATATATGGAGCTGATTGTAAAAACTTTTCAGTTCTAGTGCGTAATCCTGATATATCATCAATCTCAATAGCACAGTCTACATCCACAAACTCACCTGACTCGCAATAACTCCAGTATGAATTATCTAGTATTCCGTTGTGCTTTAAATCAGCCATGGCCAAGGCACGCCATGATTTGTGCAGTCTGTTGAGCACAGTAAACTCACGTTCTCTTGGATTGTGATGTATCTTTAGTGCAAGGTTTGCTCGGTTGCGTTGATAGTACCAAAGTTCAAAGTCTGTAAAGTACACAAAGTTTTTTAACTGTTTGGCAGCAGTATTGCCACTCACAAACACATAACAGTTCTTGCGCAAATTGTGCTTGGCGCATAGTTCGTCCAGTCTGATTTTAATACGCAAAGGGTTATCACCTTCGTGATAGTAAAACAGCACACGCACATCATCAAAGAACAATCCGGTACGTATGCGTTCAGGCATTAGTTCAAAGTAGTCAATGCTAAAGTCGAAGAAACCCAATCCCACTGGGTACAATACCTCAGCCGGCCATTCAGAATCAATGTCCGTGATGTTTAGTTCAACACCATGTTCAACGCAATACTCTTGTAGACGCAAAGGCACAGTGTACGGATAGTGTCGATCAAAATCTTGATCTAGCGTCTGGGCTAGAGCAGGGTATATTTTACCGTTGACTATTCGGTCCGCTATCAAATTCAATGTCATTCAACATGTCCTTTAGTTCTTGCCACAATATTTGTTCAAAGCCACCGCCATAAAAATGATTCCAGTTGTGCTCTATGATTTCCCATGCACTTTCAAATATGTCTTGACGATGTTCTTCCAGGCCATCTAACTGTTTCAATACCTGTGCAATTTTTTCTATGCGCCGTGAATCATCTGGTTCGTCATCATAACTTTCATCCCACAAGTCACCAAATGTTCGGAATCCATAACTGCGCAGATACTTCAAACTACCTTGTGTGCCTACAATAATAAAAGGCATGCCCATGGCAATGGGTTTGAATGTTTTCTCAGTCAAATGATGTCTACGTCCTGTGGCCACGGTCTCAGTAACCAAATATAACAAACTTTCAGCAGACTGATCAAATAAATCTAACCAGCAAGATTGCATGGGATGACCAGTTTCGTCTTTGAAATTTAATGGCAGCGGCTGGCGTGCAAACACTGTTTCAATATCAGGATACCTTGTGTTAAGTGATTTCACAGCATCCAGTATTGGAATATTCTCTGCAG